CAATTTCCTAATTGGTTCAAGATTTATGTTATAACGATATGAAAAAGATATTTGACATCAGACACATAGTAATACTCATAATGGTGGGTATAATAGTATTCTTACAATTTTTCGTCCCTCCACAAATTGAAATAGAAGAAAAATTGGTTTATGATACAATACCTCAAGAAGTCATCTATGAAGTGGAGGTCGAAGTACCATATGAGGTTGAAGTGGAAAAAATTGTTGAAATACCAGCTCCAACCCCTCTTGTTGACACCGCATTCATCTTAAAAAATTTTTTTATAAAAAATTTTGTTCAAGACACAATAACATTGAGTAATAATCAGGGGGTTATATATTTGTTTGATACAATATCCCAAAATAATGTTGTAGCAAGAAAATTCACAGCAAATATCAAACCAAAAATTGTCAGAGAACCTGCACCTGAACCACCAAAAGTAAGGAATCAAGTTTATGTTGGATTGAATGGAGCGTTGAGTCACCAAGATTGGGTAAATTCACTCGGAACAAGTATTTTGTTGAAAACTAAGGATGACAAAATATTTCAGTTAGGTGGAGGAGTGGCGAATAGAACCTTTGATGGAGTGACAGGAAGTTTTACTCCTTATGTAACAGGAGGTGCGTATTGGAAAATAAGAATTAGAAAGGATTGAAGTATTTATAATAAAAATATCACTATGAATTTACGAGAACTCATAAAGGAAACATTGGAAGAACATCTTAATAAATCTTTAATTGTAAAAGAAGAAGTTGAAGTGTCGGATGCTCTAAAATATCACATCGATAATGAATTAACTCTTACGAATAACATTTTTCGAGTTTATTCAGAAAGTTATTTCGAGTTAGTAAATGAAGTTAGAAGATTATGGGAAAATGGAAAAATTAAACTCAATGAAGAGGACACCCTAATGGTTGAATCGGACTTAGGTAAAAAAATAATGGTCAAAGGAAACTTGATTTATCTTGATGCTCCATTCATCATGGAAGAAGAAGATGAGGATGAAGTATTGGAAGAGGCAAAACACAGAGGAAAAAATGTAAAATTGAACAAGCCATTCAGAACTTCGGGTGGGCCAAAGAAATTTGCGGTTTATGTCAAATCTAAAAGTGGGGGAATCAAAAAAGTTTCATTTGGTGACCCTAATTTAAGAGTAAGAAATAAAAATAAAGGTGCAGCTAAATCATTCAGAGCAAGACATAAATGTGACCAAAAGAAAGACAGAACCACTGCAGGATATTGGAGTTGTAATGTTGGTCGTTATGCTAAACAACTTGGTTTATCTTCATCAAACTCTTGGTAATGGATTTTCCTTTTGAACAAATAGAAGTTGATAATAAAAAAATCAGGACTTTCAATCCTGATGTTGAAGAGGAAGAATTAAAGTGGCATCAAGACCTTAGGGACAGAAATGTTACTATTGTAGAAGATGGTGGATGGTCATTTCAAATGGAAAATGAACTGCCAGTCAAATTGTCTCGGGCCAGTCAAATTCATATTCCGAAATTTGTTTGGCACAGAGTCATAAAAGGATCGGCCCAACTTGTTGTAGAAATCGAAGAATTGTAAAGCATGGAACCATCAAGTCGTTTATGGAGTAGTATTAACAGATTTTTAGCAAACCACACATTTGACTTAGAGTGGAGTCCCCCTGGTGCTGAAGCAATAAAGTTTAGGACCAAGTTCAAAATGAAATTGACGGGAATGAAGGTTTATAGACAGTCAAGTGATAAAGAATATATTCAATATGCCGTTTATATTTTACCTTCGGGTGAACCTGGTGGAAGGAACAACTCAGATTTATTTTTTTCTGAAATGAAAAAATTTACTGGTGAAAGGACTGACACGGAGGAAGTAGGGTCTTATTATATGATTACTCGTAAGACCAAAGATTTATTGGAGGATGCTTTAGAGTATTTCGGGGTCGAAAATCCTGTGACTTGTACGGAAGTTTACAATCTCGTAGACGAAAATTATGGTAATTAACTAAACCTTTCCAATACTCTTTTAATTAACATAGTTAAGGATTGACCACTCACTAAAATAACACCAGACGCGATTAATCTTTCTGCAATCAAAATAGCGGCTTGTTCAATATCTTGTGTTTCTGTTGCCACAGAATAAATGTCTGTTATAATAGGAATGAGAAAACTATAAGCGATTGTATCTAAGAAATTAGAAGTTCCAACACCCAAAGACATTATAAAATTTGAAAAAGATTCTTTGAGTTCACTTCCCTTTCTTAAACCATTTTCAAAAACATCCATTAATCCTTCTTCCTTGATTTTCGAAATGACTTTTTCAAAAGGTTTTTTTGTCTCGAAGAATAGGGTAAATACAATTCCAGTCAAAACCAAAGCTTGTTGTTCTTCTGTCATATTGAAGTTTTGAGTTCTTAGGAATTGGTCTAAAGGCAACACCATACCTCCCACGGAAGTACCCCAAGTCATCAACATTCTCAAATTTATTCCATATGATTTTAAAACTCGATTTACAAGTTGTTTTGTAAATGAGTTTAACTTCTTCATATCAGATTTAAGTTGTGATCTTTCTTCTTCTTTGAGAAGTAACCTCAATTGTTGTTCAGTAATTAAAAATTCCATATAACAATAAATATATCGGACATATTTATTGTTATGAAAGGACAATTGAATACTCCTCTACAAGTGGGAGACAGAGTAATTTGCTATCACATGGAAGGTGAAGTTCAAGCCCCAATTGGGATTAAAGGAACTGTAACTCGTATTTCTAAAGACCCATTCGAAATGGACGGAGATGAGGAAATAATAAGTGTTGATTGGGATAATGGTAGTACTTTAAGTTTACTATCAACAACTGACGCTTGGAAAAAAATCCAAGAAAAACCTTAAAAAAAAAGGAGAGATAATTAATCTCTCCCGTAGTCGTCCTCTAATCTCACAATATCATCCTCTCCAAAATAAGTTCCCGTTTGAACTTCAATTATAGTCAACGGGACATCTCCTTCGTTAATTAGTCGATGCTTCGATCCAAGGGGAATATGAATTGATTCCCCTTGATTTCTGAACACCTTTTCATCATCCAAGATAATGGTTGCTGACCCTTGAGCAACAGTCCAATATTCTTTTCTTTGATTATGGTATTGATATGATAATCTTTGATTAGGATTGACAGTAATGGATTTTACTTTGACAAAGTCTGTCTCCAATAAAATCTCATAAAATCCCCAAGGTCTGTTTTCTATCTTTTTCATAGATATGTGTGAAATGATTCGACTTTAAGATAAGTCTTACCATTTGATTTTTCTAATATTTTTTCAATGTCCAAGATTGCATTTTCTTTTTCAGTATATTTTTTTGAAAATAAAATACCTCTGAAGAAACCTTCTCCATCGTAATACCCATCAGCGTAAGGGTTGAAAATTACATATACTTCTTTAATTTTTTTCATTTTTTAGCCAATAATCTCCTTTGATATAATCTTGAATAGTTTTTTGTGGAATTTTGGCTTTGAAAATTACATTTATTTTCCCTTTCGAATTATAATGGAATACCCAAGGCCAGCCACATTTACAACGAGCTTTTGAATCTTCCATATCATAATTCAAGTTTGTAACTCAAAGTACTTGTCAATACTCTTGTTTATAGGAAGATTCAATTTTTCTAACTCACTTGATAAGTTTGATAGAAATTCTTCTGAGAAACACCCCCAAAATCTTTCTTTGGGTGGATAATAATAAAAGAACCCATCAATTTTCACAAATGAACCGACAACAACACCATTTGATTTCAAACTCACTTCGTAAGTTTGATTTTTCACTTTTTCGGTTAATTCTAACATTTTTATTTAAAATTTACAACTATTTTCGTTCCGTAATTATCTATTTCATATCCACAAAATCGGTTGTCCAATCTGAAATACTTAGTGAAATCAAATATAATAATTTCTTTACCATTATGGTAGGAAACCAAAGAATTTAATGCGTAATCTATTGAATATCCTCCCTCGAGTTTATGGTCATAGATTAGCTCCGCAATATCTTTAGGGACATCTTTACTTACTAATACAACAACGTTCATTTCTTAATTTGATAAAGGTGCTTTGATTTTTCCATGAGATTCATAACCGACCAATTCAAAACAATCGGGTCTGTAACTCATTATTTTTTCTATGAAAGTTTTTTCACCTAAATGTTCTTTAACCAACTCATGTTGAAACCAATTTCTTTCAGTTATTTTAACCGATGGTAATTTGAATGGAGTCCTACTGATTTGTTCTTTGGCCTGTTCGATATGATTTGAATACAAATGAACATCTCCTAAATTACCAATCAATTCATCAGGGACCATATTAACCTCTCTTGAGATAATCTCCAATAACAATCCATAAGATGCGATATTGAATGGTAATCCTAAAAATGTGTCTACACTTCGTTGGTTCCACATTAGAGAAATTGCTCGTTTTGGAACTGGATATAATTTATCAATTTCACTATGGTCAACATCGTCAGGTGTTCCAAAATCAAATGGATCGAATGTATCGTAGGTTTTTGATGCTAAATTCAATCGTTCCCAAACTTTTAACTCTCTTGTATAAACTTGGAATCCATAATGACAGGGAGGTAAAACCATTTGGTCTAACTCACCAACATTCCAAGCTGAAACCATTAATCTTCTACTATCGGGATTTGTTTTAAGTTCGTTAATTAAATTTTGTATTTGGTCTTGCCCCTTGTTATACCCTTTAATTTGTTCACCACCAATAATTTCAAATCCATTCCAATCTCTCCATTGTTTACCATAAATTGGACCAAGTTCACCCCATTTTTTGGCAAAATCCAAATTATTTTTGATTCTATCAATAAACATTTTTTTATCTAAGTGGGGTTGCCATGATTGAACATTTTTACTGTAATTCTTGTACGCATCCCCATCCCAAATGTGACAGTCGTAATCTAATAGAAACTTGATGTTTGTGTCTCCTCTTAAAAACCATAGTAATTCAACTACCATCGTTTTCCAAGCCATTTTTTTTGTCGTAAGGAGAGGAAATCCCTCTTCCATTTTGTGGCGAAATTGTCTACCAAAAACTGAAAGAACTCCAGTCCCCGTCCTATCATCTTTTTTCACACCATTTTGTAAGATGTCTTGTAAAAGGTTTTGATAGTTCTTGTCTAAGTTATTCATAGTAGTTGAGTTCCTTTCAGAGTTTGGGCCATTGTTGATGGCGGTTTTTGAATTGATTCGACAGCTCGAATCCAAATAAGATTTCTTTTAAAAATTCTTTAGCCTTTACTATGACCTTTTTCATTTTCATCAAATAAATCTTCACCCTTATAATCAGGATATTTCCTGTGCATGTAGTCGATCGCTTCGACCCACTTGGTTGCAAGATAAATTAACAATAACGTACAACCTGCAATAATCAAAAATGCTTTCATAATTCTATATAATTTTGTTTAACAATAAGTATTTCAAAGATAAACAATTTTCTACTGATTTTCCTCATTTTTTCTATTAAATATTCTGTAAATTTTACATCTAATATTTTCGGTTTGTGTCATGGCAATCCACTTTCCTATGACACTTCCTCCGATGTAAAACACAATAACCCACCAATCCCCTTCGAATAATCGGTCCAATGACCAGTACACTGAAGCCAATGAAACTAGGTTAATGTATATGGAATTGTACAATAATAAATTGAGTTTGTTTTCGTAAGTGTATCTTATTTCCAACACCTTAAAGATATTGAACATAATTTGAAACACCAAAACCAAAATATAGGATTTCATTTTTTTTTCTGATTATTCCATTCCTCGAGTATGTAATTTATATTGTCAGACAAATGATTTTGATTCGAAAGCCATTCAGTAAATTCTTTAATTGCTAAATCGTAAGACTCTTGCATACATCGTTCCACCGAGGGTTTATCAAAAAACCCTCTATGGACAATACATCTGTTCAATATTTTTTCTAAACTCGGAGTCACTGATTGAACAAATAATTAATTTTGGATAAGCATATTTGTGTTTGCAATTGGAAATCTTGCAACAGGGACACGAAC